AGAGAGGACAGATTTAAATGCATCAATAAATGGTACATTTACTAATGGGGCAACATTTACTTCTGATAATTTAGGTGCATTTGTAGGAGATGGAGTAGATGATTATGTAAACTGTGGGAATAATGCTATTTTTCAAACTTTTCCATTAACTATTGAAGCATGGGTTTTCAATGACGCCGAAAAAGATAGAAATGCAATAATAACTAAAGGACGATCTTCAGGTAATAAAACCGATAGGGATTGGGATATAATTTGGATTGATACATCTAGAACAAATATGGATTTCATGGTTAGCGATGGAGGAAGTAATTGGTCTGTATTTTTACAAGCGACTAAACCATCAGCGGGTGCATGGCATCAAATAGTAGCACAATGGGATGGTACAACAAGTACTAATGGAGCAAAAATTTTTACGGATACAATTTTAGCTGGTCAGACAACAGCTACCACTACAGTAGTTGCTAATAATCATGGAGTTAATATCGGGGGATTCCACCCAACTAATGCTAATAGAACTTGGGATGGGAAGATTGCAGTAATTAGAATGTATAATAGAGTTTTATCTACTGATGAAATATCTATTAATTATAACGCATTAAAAGAAAGATTTGGATTATGAGTAAGTATGATAACAGATATATTATATTTGATATTACCGAGTTAGATACTTTAAATTTTGATCAGGTATTAGAAACATCAGCAGATACAATTGTTTATAATTTAGCTGAAACAAAAACCGTTGTAAAGTATGTTTTTGGAGATATGCCATCTTCTGTGCAAGCATTAACTACTAAAGAAGGTCCATATTCATATACAGAAATAAAAAATATTTTAACAGGTTCAGAGTGGACTAATCCTAATGATGATTTAGATTAAATTTTGTAATTTAATAAAAGTTTATTATATTTATTGTAGTAAAAATAAGTCATGATTAAAGATAAAAAAAAGTTAACGAAAGAAGAAATTCAAAAATTACAAGATCTTAAGGATAATTACGATATGTGTATTAATGAATTAGGATTAGTTGAGGCTCAAATGTTAAATTTAGAAAAAGTTAAAAAAGAAATACAATCTAAATTTGCTGAGTATCAAGAAAATGAACAAAAATTAGCATCGGAATTAGAAAAAAAATATGGTGCTGGTAAGCTATCTATAGAAACGGGAGAAATAACTCCTATATAAGTTTTTTTTAAAGGTTTCAGTATATTTATAAACAAAATAAAATACATTCCAAATGGCTGAAACTATTATATCTCCAGGTGTACTGCAAAGGGAAAATGACCAATCGCAAATTACACAACAACCTGTATCCGTTGGGGCTGCCGTATTAGGCCCAACAGTTAAAGGTAAACCTAATATTCCTACCGTAGTTACTAGTTATGGAGAATTTCTATCTAAATTTGGTGGAGAATTTTCCTCTGGTTCGGGTGGAGATCAATTTTCATATTTAACTTCTATTTCTGCTTTTAATTATTTCCAAAATGGAGGTACTACTTTATCAGTAACTAGAATTGTATCGGGTACATTTACACCTGCCACTTCTTCTGCTGTAGGATCTGACTTAACTAATGGAATATTTAGAGCTGATGCTGAAGTAAATAGTTTAATACTAAATGGTTTAAACCTTATCACGGGTTCTGCGGGAACATATACAGTTAAGTTTACAGGTAGTGCAGCAGGTACTGAAGCTACTGCTACCATAATTTTAGATTCACAAACCACTGTATCATCTATAGATGTAACAGCAGGAGGAACAGGATACTTATTTGATGATACAGTAACAATACCTTCTCAATCTGTGGGATTTGCTGCTTCAGCAACATCTGTTGGTACTGATATTACTCTTCAATTAACAGGTTCTTTTAGAAGTATTCTTCAAAGACAAGAATCCTTTGTTTTAGAAACATTATCAGAAGGTGATATTTTAAATAATACGGCACCAGATGGTGGCGCTACAGAAGGAACAAATGGTGCTCTAGTAAGTGGTTCTGAAGATAATGTTAGATGGGAAGTTGCAAACCCAGATACTTCAAGAGGTACTTTTAGTCTTATTATTAGAAGAGGGGATGATCTAACTAATTTGAAATCTGTTTTAGAAACATATGATAATGTAACACTTGATCCTAAATCTTCAAATTACATAGAAAGAGTAGTAGGAAATCAAGTTCAAACCCTAAGAAATTCAGGAACAACAGATGTATATCTACAAACCACAGGTTCCTTCCCTAATGCATCAAGATACGTCCGAGTTAAATCTGTACTTAAGAAAACACCTGATTATTTAGATAATAATGGGGATGCTAAAACTGCATTTACAGCTTCTATCCCTATTGCACAGAGTGGTACATTTGGAGATGCCCAAGGTGCCGTTTATGTAGGAGCTAATAGTTTATATGAAAAAATTAATGATACTAGAACTCAAGGATTAATTGGTTCTAATTATACTGATGCTATTAACTTACATGCAAATAAGGATGATTTCACATTTAACCTAATTTCAGTACCTGGTTTATATAAAGCCGGATACTCTACCCAAATAAATAGATTAATTGAGGTATGTGAAAATAGAGGTGATACAATGGCAATAGTTGATTTAGTACCTTTTGGTAGTACTGTTACTACAGTAACAGCTCAAGCGGCCACTTTAAATACCTCATTTGCTGCTGCTTATTGGCCTTGGACACAAATAACTGATCCTAATACTGGAGATTTAGTTCAAGTTCCAGCATCTACATTACTTCCTGGAGTTTATGCCTTTACAGATTCGGTTTCAGAACCATGGTTTGCACCAGCTGGAATTAATAGAGGGGGATTAACACTTGTTAATCAAGCGGAAAGAAAATTAACACAAGCTAATAGAGATACTTTATATAACAATAAAGTAAACCCAATAGCTACATTCCCAGGTAGAGGAGTAGTAGTATTTGGACAGAAAACACTACAAACTAAAGCTTCGGCATTAGACAGAGTAAATGTAAGAAGATTATTAATTGCTCTAAAATCATTTATTGGACAGGTAGCTGATAATTTAGTATTTGAACAAAATACAGCTGCTACTAGAAATAATTTCCTAGCCCAAGTAAATCCTTATTTGGATAGTGTTCAACAAAGACAGGGATTATTTGCATTTAAAGTAGTAATGGACGAATCTAATAACACACCAGATGTTATCGATAGGAACCAATTAGTTGGACAGATTTTCCTACAACCTACTAGAACTGCAGAATTCATTATTTTGGATTTCAACATTCTACCAACAGGAGCTGAATTCCCATCTTAATTCTTTTAAAATATAATATTTATAATAAAATAAAACAAAATGCCAGTACTAAGTCCTAACGAAATATTTTTTACAGCCTTTGAACCCAAACAGGCCAATAGGTTTATCATGTTTATTGATGGATTCCCAGCCTATGTTATTAAGGGAGTAGGAGCTGTAAACGTAGCTAATGGTCCTGTTGTATTAAATCATATTAATGTGCAAAGATACGTAAAAGGTAAAACTACATGGGGTACAATTGCCTTCACATTATATGATCCAATTACACCATCAGGTGCTCAAGCTGTAATGGAGTGGGTTCGTTTACACCACGAATCAGTAACTGGTAGGGATGGTTATTCAGATTTCTATAAGAAAAACCTTACATTCCAAGTATTAGGTCCTGTGGGGGATGTGGTATCAGAATGGCTTATACAGGGTGCTATGATTGTTGATGCTAACTTCGGAGAATACAATTATGATACGGAAAACACCGCACAACAAATTTCAATGACAGTACAACCTGATTACTGCGTATTGAATTTCTAAATTATTTATTTATTTATATTTTTGAATGTCCGGTATTTATTACCGGACATTTTTTTTTCTATGGGAAGAGCAAAAGTTATAAAAGCTGCCATACAGGATAGACCTGTAAAATTTACTAATCTAACTACAACTGGAAAATTAGTTACACAGGGAACCGTGGAATTTTCGGGATCAGTTCAAACTGTTTCTTCATCCATCGAACATATTGATATGGCCGATGCTGCTTTTATTGATAGTAGTAATAGTACTTTAACATTACAATCCGATGATGGAACTAATATAAAGATAACGGATACAGTAAAAATAAATAATAATGTATTTGCTCAAGGGTTTAATGGTTCTTTTACTCTATCAGGTAGTATTGCTAGTACTACTTTAACAGTATCTTCTTCATTTACTACTACGTTAAGCTTTCGTACTAATAAAATAATGGCTACTCATTCTACATCTCCATTAACTATGTCCATAGATGCTGACACAAGTATATTAGGTAATGTTATAATGACTGACATATCATCTTCTGGGTTAAATTTACCTTCATCAGAATTTAAAGTTTTAAATGGTACATTTGACACTACTAAAAGAAATTATGTATATTACCATTATATAGGTAATGATACAGCATTAGTTACAATCAATCAGGAATCATAATGTCAATGACAGCAGCATTTTTTATGACAACTGCTAAAGCAGGAGGAACATTATTATTAGATCTATTTGGAACTAATATAAAAGTAGCTTATTCTGTTAGAAAATTATCTTCCACATACTCCGGACCAGCAATGAGGGTAAGAGAGACTAATGCTAATGCTGAAGCTGACATTGGATTTGATTCAAATGGAGATCTAGATACTACAGCTTTGTTAGCACATTGTGCATCTAATGGAGAAGGAAGAATAGTCACTTGGTATGATCAAAGTGGTAATGGAATAGATGTTACACAAGCTACTGCTACTAGACAACCAGTTATAGTGACAGGTAATGCTGTGGTTACAGTTAATGGTAAACCTGCAGCCTTTAAGGATAATACTACACATTTTTTAGAAAGTAGTGCTAATGCACAATTAGTAAATGCATCCGATGCCTCTAATACTTCAATTGGAGTGGTAAAATATTCATCAAGTTACAGAACGTGCGCCTTAGGGCAGGATAAAGCAGGAACGAGTGGGAGAGTAGGACAATTTATTCGTAATGGTCATACCAGTGCTGCAAATAAATTAAGAGTAGTATACTTTACAAATAGTGGGATCGATGCTTTTCAAATAGATACAGCAGCTAATGCAGCTTTTATAGGTAATCAACTACTTCAAGTTGGATTTAGTACTGGGAATAGTGGCACTAAGGT